ATATAGTTACATTTTTTACTAATTATTTACTGTTTTCTGATATTCCAGCGGCAGCAGCAAATAACTCAGCATTACTACGCGAGTTGTTTTCAAAAACCATTTCACTATAATATCCAAGTATTGAGGATTCATTAACAGACCTATCTTTAGCAAATAATATGAAATCATTAAAAGTAGGAAGTGCCGTATTAATATTTATTTCACACAAAATTTGAACAAGAAGAGAGTTTTCGTTTTCACTACATACACCATTGTTAATTGTTCCGTGACATATCTGTTTTATAACACCTATTTCAGTTATATCTTCTGTTATTGGATTAACTGAAAATCCTCCAACAGTGTTGCCGGCGTTTATGTAATAAGCTATGTCTCCAGTTTGACAAGAAACGTTTATGGGGTAAGGAAGTTGTAGTATTATTTCAGCCATTTTTTATTTATTTAAATTATGCAGACACATTTATTACGTCATCTAAGTCTAATGCCATAACCGTATCTCTTGTTCCAAAATTCTTAATATCAACATTAAGTGTTAATGTGTATGTTGTTGTTCCAGACCCAGTAGCAGCAATATTATTTATATCAACATGACACTCACCATTTGTTGTGGAAACAGAATTTGTCCAATCAGATGCACTTGAATCTGTATTAGAAAAAACTGGTAATCCTCTTGTTCCCGATAAATCATCACCACTAGCTCCTGAAGATGTTGAAAGTGTTTTTGCACTACTACTTTGTAAAACATACGTTAATGTAAATGTAGATGAATTTCTCGCACTTATATTTCCTCTATAACTACCAGTAAACAAATCATCATAAGTGTGTACACCAACAGCTCCACCATTAATACCATAGTTGCTATTTGTTTTAGTAACTCTAAACGTTAAAGTAGGATTTATACGTTGAACAAATGTTTTGGTATAATAATCCTCCCATCCACGATCGCCTTTAAACCATCCAGCTGGTTTAAATCTTCTAGAAACAACCGATGGATAAAAACGTATATTGTATCTACTTAAAGAGGTTACTTTGTCAAATTTTTGAATAAAAGAAAAATTACCATCTTTATTTAGATAACCATTAATTATGTCTATAGTTTTTTCATGCGTATTATGAGTAGAGTTATATACGTTTTCTTTTAATATAGATGATTCAAATGTATCAACAATTCTATAGTTATTATTATTATCTACAGAGAAATCAACCTTATTTATAGCTAACTTAAAATTAGTATTAGGATATCCCTTAATAGTTATTTTTCTTTTTTCACCTTGACTATTAATAAGACTTTTACCAACTTCAATTTTATCTATTCCATTTATTTTATTAATAATTTTACTTGAATTATTTATTAAATCATATTTTAATACCTTTGCTTTGCCAGTGGTTTCTTTACCGGTATATATTAAGTCGTACGAATAAGCTATTATATTGTTATTAGCATCTTTGTCTACACCTGTTTTACGCATTTTTAAAGTGCTATCCAATCCCAACATATTATTTGATTTGTTTCGTTTTAAATTTGGAGCTTTCAAAAATTTTCTATTCTGCGCCGCAGTTAATTTTAAGCTACCAATAATTGTTGGTTTACCTTTTGCGACTCTACCTTTTATTTTAAACACTTTTTGTTCATCAGAAAAACCCGAGCGAATTGTCTCTTTAGTAACCAATCTGCCATTTTTTCCTAAGATTTCTATTTCATTATTATTTCTTAAAGTATCTTTCATTGTATTTTAATTTTAACTCGCTTGATTTGAACTTGGACCAGGACCAGCTGTAATATTAACTTCAAAACCGGTGCTAACATTTTCTTCAACAGGATCTAATGGCATTGCTTTTCCTTTTAGTTTAACGTGAATTTCACAATTTGGACATTCTAAAGAGTTTCTAAAAAAATGTCCTTTTACAAACACTCTTATATAGTTACCTATATAATCATTAGGGTTAGCTGTATCTTCGTTAAAATAACCATTATTTGGATAATTATTGTCATTTAATAGTGGGCCGTTACTGTAACTAGAATCCCATTCTAGTGGTAAACCTGGTTTATTATCAGCTAACGCTATCTTGTTTGTAAAATTAGCATTATTGCTACTATACGATCCAGGAGGTTGAACAGTGCCTTGAAGATACTTAAATTGAGTAGGGTCATTTGGATCATGTTGTTCCCAGTGAACGTATTTATACAGTGTATATCCTAAAGATGGAGATGGGCCACCACCAAAGCCATAGAAGGCGTCTGATGGTGAATAATACGTTTCTGTTACTCCACAACCACACTCACCACTATCAATAAGATCTTGCCCGGATGCTCCATACTCCTCCCATGTTCCATAACCACTCAAATAAGTCTCAGGGATTTGATCTGTAATCGGATTATTTTCATCACATGGCGTGGACGATGGATCTGGCCAAAATCCTTCGTATATATCGGGATTAGGGTTTTCTACTCCATAACAACCACGTGAACATCGTTGATCCCAACCCATATTGATCTCAATACCCGGGGTGTTTGTGGCAAGGTCACATAACACGCTTCGACATCCCCAATTCCCATGCCTTCTCCAATGTAGTTGTCCATTTGGAATCATTGGGTTACCTGATCCAATGTCTATTAATTCTTGTTGATTTATAGTTCCATCTATTCCTGTGCCCGGTATTAAAACACCGGTATTAAGTTGGTTTATTACTTCATCTGCAGATAATATACCTGGATTATTATTACTACCTGGACCCCATGTGTCTAACCAATATTGGATACCTTGGGTTATAGTTCCACTTCCAGTATTTACATTCGCACCTGCTATGTTATTCGGGCTATTTAACACGTCTTGAAATTTAAATTCAAAACTTAAATTATGTCTAGAAATAGAGTAGCCAGGTTCTGGAAATATAAACCAAGCATTTTTCCATGTTTCTGGGGCTAATCCTGCCGCCACACTTGCAATCCAAACACTTGGATTATATGATCCTATCCAGTTGTTAGCAACACCAGGAGCGTCTAACCAATTCCACATAAGTACAGTATCATTTGGAAATCCTTGTCCCAATTCTGGTTCGTAATCAGGAGAAATACTAGTATAAGGAGCCACGCTAAAAGTAGGAAATGTAGCGTACTGCATTCCAGTACATACTCTTAAATTACTATCTTCTTCTAATATTAATCTAACTGGTATGTGCCATGATTGTACACCTATACTAAAATCTATGTATTCAGATGCGTCTCCATCTATATCTATAGTCATAGTAATATCACTATCGTTTATTTGATAAAGAGGATCTATTGATGCATGCACCAACACAGTGTTATTTGGATTATTAACCGCGTTTTCACTTGAATTAGCTAATTGAACACTCATTACACCTATTGGCAACGTAGCATTCTCGCCAAATATGTTATTAGCTTGCCACGTTCTAACTCCATAGCTATTAGGAAAATTAGGACCAAAAGGAGCTGGTAGTATTAATGTTGGTTCTTGACCAGCTATCGTAAAGTCATCCATGTTAACAGTATATCCTTCATTAGGATATATAATAGCTGTTAAACTATAGTATGGTCCTATTCCTAAATTATCTTGAGCTTGTCCCCACGTTACATTTGGATCAACTGACAATGGATTCGTTACTATATTATAATTTACTGGCATGTTATTAATTTTATTAAATTGATACTGAAACGTTAAATTCTAATGTTCCTTCGTCACTATCATCTAAAGGCATTGCAGCCCCTAGTATTCTCACTTCTATATAAGCTAAATTTGGAATTGAAGCAGGTATTATATCTTCAAGAATATTATCAAGTCTCACAAAGACAAAGTTCCCATCCCAATCCGAAGCTGTTCCAAAGTTAGTAGTTTGTCCGAAATTTTGGCCAATAGAAAGTGTGTTTAATTCAAAACCAACCCCATAAGCTGTTTCCATTTCAAAGTCTTGAAGACTATTTAGATTTTGAATATTTGTCAACGTTGTTGTATCGGTGAGATCACCCCAATTATCTATAAGAACTGGAAGACAACTATCACAATCATCTAACATAGCATCTCCAGTCATGGGTGATCCAGTATAATGGAATAAAGAGTCATGTAATCTTACGACTTTATTTTCCCAAAAAGATCCGTACCCTCCAACGCAATCTGCATTTGGTATGGTGCTTACTCTCTTGTCTAATCCGTCCCAACCCCTATCTTCATCATAACACCCATCCTCATTTGCATCTCCTAAATTTACCGGCACCTCTTGATCTTCCCCTATTTGATTATCATCTGCATCAAAAAAACGATATTTAACGTTTAAATATTTAGTATGAATTTCATAATGATTTAAAGGGGCTCCCCAAGGACTATAATCGTTTGAGGATAAAGGATATGGTGATTTAGGTTTATACTGATTGTATTCTTCGCAAGGTCCTCCATCTGGAGCAGGAAGATAGGTGCCATCTACATCTATTCTCCAGCAATAACAAGCTGTTGTATCTATTGCGTTACCATCTCTACTTGCACTAGAACCATAACCAGCATTAGTGTGAGTACCATAGTTGAACCATTCAATTTGGTTTTGTCCAAATGGTGCAAATTCCTCAACACCCCCCTCTACTATATCTTCACCTGGATTGTATTGAAAACTATTTCCTTCTGTATTATTTAATCGCTCGCTGGTTAAAGCTATAGAACCTGGCTCTGGTCTTAAATTATGTCTAGATAAGGTAAAACCTGGTTTTGGTTTTATAATAAAAGCTTGCTTAAACCTTCCTATAGCTGCTTGATCTATATTATACGCATTTCCTCCCATAACATCCACTGTAAATGAAGCCCACTCGTTATTTGGTCCACTAGGACCAATATTCCAGTACTTAACCATTCCACCTGATGTCATTGATTCGGTTGAACCATAGTCTGTCGTCGTGCCAGGTAAATAACCAAGTTCATGGAAAGAGTAACAACAAGACTCACCAAGATCTGGGTGGACAAAACTTCCACAGTATGGATCATCAGTTGATGAACCATATAATGTATAATAAGTATCACAACCTTCGCCATTAGGTCCTTGATATCTATAATATCCAGCGTCTTGATTAATATTGGCATTGAAGGAGTCAGTAGCCCCCGAGGAAGTACCCGGTGTTTGCCAAGATCCACCACACGTGTAGACTGGAGGAGTAAAAACTTCTAAACCTAAATCTGGATCAACTCTTAATCTTATTCCATAACTATAAGATTGTTCACACGAACCATCATCAATTGTTGCAAAAGGATTATAATTAGGCGCATTAGGATCAGTGCAACCCTCGTATATACATGGATTAGTGGTATCACTATCGCTAACTTGATTCATAGTTGCATTAGGATCGTAATTTTGTGCTGATGGATCTGTACAGCCATACACGTATTCTTCTATTGACGAAATATAAGTAGTACAACACATACCACCCGTTGGTATATTATAACTATCAAATGGTTCTAAGCAAACAGTTATTTGCTCTTGAGTTTCTATCTCTCCATCAATACACGCTCCAATAGTAAATTCAGATACTCCAGCTCCACCAGAAGATGTACCAGTTGTATAAGCATAACCTGATTCAAGATTTGGATCACATAAACTATCTTCATCTTCAAAATCTAAATCTCCTCCAGTTACAGTTGATTGGTCTGTGTCAATATACCAAAAATACGTAATGTAATCATTAGCAAAATTAGTGTTTGCGCCAGGTATAGCCTCAGGCATATTGTTGTACATGAGATAATATGTTATAGTGTCTCCTTCGTTAACTATTGAAGGACACTCAAAGAACATGTACTGCGGTGGAGGGGTTTCAAGTAAATCTGCATCACCATCTATATCTAATGTTATGTTTTGACTAACAAAGGGTGTCATATAAGATGCATCCAACCAAGCTCTAACTTCCACTTGATTCCCAACTTGTCCAGCTATAGTTGTATCGGTAAACGTTACTTTAACAACCCCCTCTGGTAAAGCGCCTTCTGGTAAAGATTCAGCAAGCCAAGTAAATCCATTTATTGGTAAACTTTGCTCAACCTCATTATACGAATAACCTCTCATGCTAAAATTAGCAGCAGAAACAGTATATGTAGATTGATCTATTGGTGATATAGTCATTCTCAATGGAACTACTCCTGCATCTGGGTCAGAATTTGGAATCCACGAGTAATCATTATATGATAAAATACTCGTATCAGGCGTGTATGAACCAATATCTTGCAATCCCCATGGAGAACTTCCACTAACTTCTACTTCAAAACTTGTTACTGTGTAATTTACCGACATATTAATATTATTTAATTATTCGTTCCAAGCATTATTATCAGCGTTAGGGAAGAATGGATTACTATCGTCATCTATCATGTCACTAGTAATTTGAATTTGTATTTGATTCAATTCATCGTCAGTATAGTTTGGATTAGCTGGTAACTTACCTAATCCTTGAACACTAAATTCATTTAAATCTTTATTTGTTATTTCTCCTCTTTCATCTCCATCAACTTTGTTGAACCATTTACCTTCCTTTTCTTTAAACTCATGAACAGATCCTTTTTGAGATAAATCAGTTGTTATTCGACTAACCCACCAACCAGGAATATTTTGTAAATTGTAATATTCATTATCATTTTGATTGGTAAACTGCGAGCCATCTGGCGTGGTTACACCAGGTTGTTCAGTATTAGAATTTAAAAATCTATTAACTCTAGCTTGTGAACCCTCATAGTTTACTGTGTTAAAAGATTTAACTGAACCAGGCATGTCATTAAACAACATGGTTATTGTTGAATTGGTATGACCGCTTTCCATGTCTAAACCCTCTGCTTGAATATCAGTGTTACTAACATAGAACACGTTTCTATTTATAATCTCATTATAATTAGCAGCAGTACTATCTGTTTTTCTTATATCAACATGATGCTCCCATAAAGCTAATCCACTGTATCCTGCACTTGCTGAGTTTGTTGCAGCCGCGGTGATATATTTACCTCCAACTGATTGTCCACTCTGAGGTATAAATGATTTAAAACTAACCCAACCTTTTGAACCCTCGTTGAAAGATAAAGTTGTATCTCTCCCTTCGTTAACTTTATAATCTAGTGTTAAATTATATTCACCATTTACAGCATCAAACGTACCTAATAAGCTATTTGTTTTCTTTAAGTTGTCTCTAAAGTAAGTTTTCATTCCAACATTAGAAATAGGTGTTATTCCATTTTGAGATAATCTTAATACAGATCCTCTTTGCATATCAGTCCAATACAATCTATATTGATCCCACGCTAAAGACTCTGGGTTGTTTGACATACCGAAATCACCTGAGAATGGAACAGCTGTACCAAGAACTCTATTTGAAGCAACCAATTGAGGATTACCATCCGCGTTATATAAAGCGTCTTTATTTGTTACTGCTCTTAACGTTTTATCTTCAGTAAATATAACAATATCTGTGTCTCTAGTTTTTAATCTCTGTATAGCGCCATATGATGGATTTATATCTTTTGTTATTTTTTCAGCCATATTAAACTCATTCAAATCATTAACACCTGAAGATGAGTTATATAAACCTGAATATATCATTCCACTAGTTCTTCTTTCTTGACCGTAATCTAAAAATGTTGTTGAAACTTTAACACCATTATTTATTGTTGGTGCATTAAAATCATCTCTAATTCTATTAGATTCTACACCATTACCAAATGAATAACAGTTAAACCATGCTAACTCTATTGGGTATTTGTAAACATCAGAATCTATTTCATAGTGTCCAGTTCTTATTGGATCTCCATTGTCATCAAGTTGATCTTGTTCTTTAAATACAGTCTCCTGTACATTAGGTTCGAAGGACGGAAAATCAAGTGATGCCAAAGGGTAACCAGGTAGTTTCTTCATGAACCGTGTTACCTTAGACATTGTTTTAGTGCCATCTGGGTGTTCAAATACTAAAAAGTCTCCTACTTGTATATCATCAGTATGTAAACCAGTTGAAACTTGAACAGAAGCATCTAAAAATGTTTGATCTAATGTTGATGATATTGATATCACAGAAGTGGCTGTTGTATATCCAACTCGAGAAACATGGTGATCTAAATTAGTAAGATCAATGTTAACGTAACCAGGAGCTTCACCATCAACCCATCTCTTCAAAGTAACTTTAGAATTATATGGAACAAAATTTAAAGTATTTTCATTATTTAGTCTCATAGGGAAAGCATTAGATGCTTCATAGTAAATATCTAAACCAACGTTTTCTTTGGGTTCTGTTTCCCAAACAGCAGCATTATCAATTGGTATAATTACTTCACCACCACTAATACTTTCTTTTACAAGAGAAATATTTAAAGCTTCTCTACCATCATGACAAACAACACCTCTAGGATCCCAAACGTCAGTATTTATACCTCTAGTACCTTGATCCATTAAATCTCCAGTTGAAGTATCTATTCTTCTAAACTCAACTCTAAATCCTTTTCGTTGACAGTATTGAGGTATATCAGCAAGAGAAAAAAAGCCTAGATTTTGAGCAATAGTACCACATCTTTTACAGTAAGAATCATTCCATGTATCAAAGTAATCAGATGTAGAACCAATTAAACCGCCAACCCTTATGCTTCCTTCATCGCCATCAGCATCAGCTGGATGTGCTGTGTTTTCATTTGTAAAATCCATGACGTCCCATTCGTTTTCTATATCACAAAAAGGACAACCAGGTTCCCAAAATTGCATTGGAAAATTATTACACTGACCATCAACAATAACTTCACCGCCAATATCACCCTCAGGATAACACTGGAAACCAAAAAAATCAAGACCAAAGTTAACATCTTGCCACTCCTGCCATGGTTCATCATTATTAACAGAGTAGTTTCTTATATCAGTTGCCCACTCTACTTGAGTGGAAGAACTTACTATTTTGTATATAGGTGGATTACCAAATTCATCTCTTTCTGGATCTGCATCAAATTTAAACAAAGTACCCTGCTGTGTCATTTTGTCTTGAAGTATCCAAGCTTGACTGTTATTATTACCCCAACCACTAAGATTCCAGCTGTATCCAGAACCTCTACTCAACACTGATATTGCTATTCTACCAAGTTCACCATCTACTGTTGGGCTAAACGCACCTTCACCTTGATCTTCTTCGGGATCATATAACACACCTTGATCCAACCCTGTTCTCTTGTAATAATCAGCAGGATATTTACCCGCGTTAGTACCGGTTCCCGGGCCACTACCTAAGCAGTTACCAGATGCGTCAACTTCATCATCACAAATCCAAGATGATCCTTCCTGCCAAGTATATCTAGTTCTAGCTCCATCAATAAATGGTAGATTTTCTCCTGTAAGATATTCTGTTGATAAATTAGGTGAAGCGTACTCTTTGAACCACCACCAGAATGTTCTAGTTTCTTCGGCTCTATTAATAATGTTTTCACTAGAACCAACCACACCATAACCACCTCCTGTTTGATCGGCACCAAAACATCCTAAAGCAAGATATATAGCGTCAACAGGAGAACAACCAGTTCCAGAGGTTCCCTCGCATTGATTACCATCGTCCCAAATATTTACAGCTTCTACGTTATTTAAACCAGCGTTAAGTACACCACCAGATGTTACAGCAGGAACAGTATCATCATCAAGCCATTGATAGTTCCTTCTTGGCATGTAAGTATTATCACAATATTCACAATCTTCATTACTAGACGGATTTACCTCTGTGTTTTCTATATAAGCTAGTGTTATAGTTTTGTAAGATTCATAATCAACATTTTCTCCAGTAAAATTTAATACTTTAGATTTTAATACTTGATCTTTTTCTATTTTAACAAAAAACTTGCCATCAAATTCAGCTAAATTTTTTGTTACTATTTCTTGTAATTCTAAATAGTAGTCTATAGATTCAAATGGAGTACTAATACCAGCGTTGCTAAATATATCATACATGTTTACATCACTTCCGAATGCATCGTCCCATTTCATATAAGTACTAGTACTACCAACAGAAAAAACAGACAGTGTTCTCCATGATAAACCGTCTTTATCACTAGTACCAACTGTTGCGCCAAATCTAACTTGTACATCTCCTCTTTCATTACCTGTTTCATTAGGTATTTCAAAATTTTCTAATATATCAGGCCAATCCTCATCAGACACACGGAATTCCAATCCTTCCATTATACCTTGTGGAACACTAGTAGTAGGATCAGAGTTGTCACCCATTATCCAACTTAATTGATAGGGAGAGTTATTCAACGTGGCACCCGTGAGAGGTATTTTACCTAGATTTCTAGCTCTAGTTTTAATATCATCTGGAGCTTCGTTTTCTATCGCTATGATTTTATATCTAGCTTTTTCTTCAACACTGTCATCATTACCATGAGCGTTTTTTAATATCAAATAAGTTTCTTCATCAACTTTATTTCTATCAGCAGAAGGAAATGACAACCATATATTACCGTCATCCGCGTAGTACCACCTATCCATTACTAGATTATAATACTCATTCGATGTTTCTTTAACATAGTATTTAACGTAGTCCATCCAACTTTCTGGTTCACCGCCCTCATTAGCTGGATTGTCCCAATTTTGAGTTAATTCAAACTTATTGCTTAATCTAGATAATCTTTTTTCTACAGAAACATCTCCAGATAGTAAAGTGTAGTTATCTATACTATCTCCGGTTATGTATCCTGGTGCAACAACTGGAGTTTCTCTACCATATTTATCCCCAAAAATCATTCCCCATTTATACTCTCTAATAGTTTTTACAGATTTTTTAGGACTATCTGGACCACCAACTTCACTACTTTTAATAGATTGTATTAATCCAACGGAATCTTTTAAATCATAACCTTGTTCATAATTAGCATAAACAAGTCTATTAGCTGCTATCTCTTGTCCTAATGCTTTTTTAGGTACATTATCCCAAGCTCTTAACAGTTGATTGGCTGGTAAAACCTTGTGTATCATCTCTGTTGTTATGGATAATTCTCCAAAAGCCAAACTAGTGTTTGTTAAATTTGTTGTAAATAAATCCCATTCAGGATCTATTCCTCTAGCTATAGTTTTTACAACATAGACATTTTGATTATCTGTTGTTTTGTACAATAAATCAACTGCTACCATATCGTCAGGTCTAACTCTTTGATGTGGTATAAAATCTTTAATAATAAGTTCCCTCATTTGATTCGCCATACCTTTGTTATAACCCTTTTTATGCGTGTAATCAAATGATCCTGGTAAAAATGCTATTTCAGACCAAGGTCCAAAACTAGAGTATTCTCCATCTTCATATTTATATCTAGTACTAAATCTTCCAAATTTTAATTCAAATAAAGGTTTGCGTTGTTCTAATGTTATATCCCATAAACCAGGTTGATTAGATCCTAAAACTATACCTGAAGAACTATATGATGGTGCCGGTATAGTACCGTTGACAGATAGTATTGTCATATTTATTATAACAGCTCCATCATAATCATCACAAGTAGTTCCTTCTAGATAATCTACGTTTTCACCCTCTGTTGAACAATCTATAGGATTAATGTCGTCAATAATAGTTGTTATCCAAACATCAGCACCACTAGATGGTGTAAAACTTAATATATCATTAACCCTATAATCCACATCATTAAACATGAACGCGTCAGTATTAGCATTACTTACATTGGGCATTGTTATTTGATCGCCTGGCGTAGGACCATCTGAATCATACTGCCAAAAATCAAAAAATCCATCATTCACCTCTGTTGCCTCATTTTCTCTATCAGACCTTCTCATGTGGATAGTTGGTGCCATTGATGGAGCTTTTCTCTTAACAGTTATGTGTCTTTCTTTTAAAGCATTATTAACTATTGGAAACATAGCATCTTCTACTCCACTAACAATATTAGAATCTAAACCAGATATATCATTGTTATCAGAATCTACATATCTTACTAATAAGTCGTCGTCTTTTGGATCCTTTAACATTAGCCTGGTGTGTGTTTCCCAAGATGGAGAACCAGCTTTACTTCTTTTTATATTTATCTTTTTAGGTTCACCTTGATTATCTGTCCAGAAAAGTAAATCATTAATAATATTTATCCCAGTTATTTTGTTTTCATAGTCAAAGTTTAAGGTTCTTGGTGCTAAAAAGACAAAGGCAGCAATATTACTCCACTGAACTTGTGGTTGTTCATCATATAGAGTTACGGTCCAAGTAGGTGGGGAAGTTGGAGCAGATGTTATATTTTGTATTTTCGCTCCTTCATTAAATAGGTTGTTACCAAGACTGTCATATGCTGATATAGTCATACCAGGTCTATATTTCCATCCATTGCGAATATTAAACTGAATCCAAGTTTCACCAACAGGAGTAACAGTGTTTTCGATTGTGCCTACAACGTTAATATATGTATTCATAGTAGCCCACCTATCAACAACAACTGGAAGAGCTGTTGGATCACTTGTGCCAGTACCAGTGTTTACTTCAGCAATAACATCCATGAGATGTCGTTCTCCATTAATAGCCGCAATATTGGTTATAAATTTTTCTAAAGGAGGAGAGGCTACGAAAAAATATGCTGTATTATTTTTTTCATTAGCTATACTACCAATAACTTTTGAATCACCTGATCCATCTTGATAAAAAATATATGGAATACTATTGTCTATTTTCGCGGTTTCAATTTGTTTAGTTCCCTTTATATTTTGCACAGTACCAGCATTACCAGAACCTTCGATAGCCTCGGTTGTTCTGACTTGTATATTCATGGCGTCTCTGTATTCGCCATTGGGAACTAATCTCTCATCGAGATCTTTATTCATTTTCCCAGCAGAAAATTCATGTTTTATTTCTGGCATAGTATTATTTTATTTGTTTACTCATTCCTTTTAAAATCTGAGTAAATTCTTCCATTTTAATATTAGACAATCTAATTTTTGCTTTTCTAGTTTCAGCAAACTTTTCTCTTTTAAATCTTTGAATGATATGTTCCGGCATATTGGATCTAGTTGACAATATACCGTATGCTATCCATTTATATATAGCTTCTTCAGCAAACTTATGAGCTACCATTTCAGCATCTGTTCCTAATCCATCACTTATATATTTTAATATAATAGTTTGACCACTTAAATTAGAACTAAAGTGTATAAAACCTTTTAAATAATCAATATAAAAAGATCCATGTTGATGTGCGTGCTGTGGATCTAATCCATATCTTCTACCTCTATAATCCAAATCTATATCAGAAGAATCTGTAGCATTTACATTTTGATCAACAACTGAATTAGATTGGTAACTTGACCAAGTATCACTTGATGATTGTTCAACAAGCGAATCAGGTTGACCATCGAGATCTGTGTCAGAATAAGTATAGTTACCAACACTATCTTGTTCTATAGCAAATGGATTTGATGTTTTGCCTGTTGGATATAAATTTCTTTCAATTCCGTCTCCTCCAACACTAACTAACTTAACATAATTAACGTAATCTTGAGGAAGTATCATAACAAGTGTTGAAGGCACTTCTATTTCTTGAGATTTTACAGACCTAAACACATCGTATGACAATTCTTGTATAGCTCTCATAGCGTGAAACTGAACATCAGTTCTATTAACTTTGGTTATTAGTTTGCTTTCACCAACATAGGCTATCATAAAAGCGCTTATTATATTGTCTAACGTAACAAACTGATATGTTCCAAAGTTATTTCCAGTATAATATGATTGTTGAGTTTGATTGTCTAGTAGTCCCATATTCTAATCTTGTTGTGATTGTTTGTTATTTTCAATTTCTGTAGCACCAATTTCTACTAAACCAGGTTTCATTATAACTACTCCAGCTAACTTAAGTATTATTGAAACTAAATTCTCTTCCTCCGAGTCGTGTAAAACAAAGTCAGTACTAGCATTTTGATTATATAAAGCTCTTTTTTTAATAACAACATATCCCCACTCAGGCCTATTTGGTCTTCTAAAGTAATCTAGATTGTATGTTGTTGCTACAGTTGGTGTTGGATACGTTGTTAAGGTAACGGTGTTATTTGCAGTACCACCCGCAGTCGTTCTAACATAAACAGGTCTATCTATAGTAGCTTTTGTTAGTGGGTTATTTTCTATGTATTGAATTTCTTCTAAATTAACAGGTGTTACATATCTTGTTGTGCCATCAGCAAGATTAATAATTAATGAATTAATCTTATATACAACGTCCGAAGAATATGCCATTGTATTGTCGTTGGCATTTTGGTTAAAATTCATTCGTATCCTATGTGGATGTAGTTTTTCCTCTAAGATACCAAGTTCATCTGCTTCATTTATACTTGTTGAAGGCTTGTGATACGCCGACTTAATGTCGTGAAAATAACTATCAAATATTTGCATTTGAGCTCTATCAGCCATTAAGTTAAACTCTTGGGGTGTTATATAACCCCTCTGTTCTTTATTTGTTAGAGCTAGAACCTTTTGATATACCGTATCTACACTTATTGCCATAACTATTTAGTTTTACTTTTTATATAATCTTTTTTATAATTATAAGGAAACGCATTGTTGAGCCATTCTTTTCGTTTCTTACATCCACAATCTTTTTTACCAACTGCACCCATAGCTAATTCTGCTAATGATTTTATACCGGTGGCTTTAGTAAATTTTTCAACTGAATCTCCTAGTCCTTTTGATTGATTTGATTTTTTCATAATATAATATATTTTACTATTATATAGTTACATAATAAAGTAAAAGGTTAGCCCTAAATAAAAATAGCCACTCCTTTCGGGGTGGCTACTTATATTAGTTAAAAGATTACTAGTTTAATCTCTTTTCTATATTTGCATATATTTCCATACCTTCGTCGGTTTTAAACCAAGCAGCTAATGCTGAGTATGGATGCTCGTCAAATGGAACTGTCATAATTTTTCTTTTATTTGAACTCCAAATAAAATATCTCTGATCTGAAGATAAATTTATTATTCCAGCCTCAACAGCTTTAATACCAAAGTTTCTAAGTTGAACATTATCGTCATTAGTTAACTCTAAGAACAATTCTGGATTTTCTCTAGCAAATAGTAGTAAATCTCTTCTAAGTTCTTTAGAATCCAAACTAGCCACACCAGAACCTTTTTCTACTCTCATTATGGCTTCAGCCATATCAATATCTATAGTTCTAGCTACACTTAGCGCTTCTACCTCCATTTCTAACCAATCTAATTGATCTTTAGCTTCTTCAATTGGTTTGTATTCATAATACAATTTGTCTCTATCTGGGTGATATAACGATAAAAGTTTTTGTAAAGTTTGTTTTTCTCTAGTAACATGAAGTGCCCCATTTCTAAAGATAATATGTTCCAATCTTTGATCACCTTTCATTTCATCAATAAATGGTGTTTTTTGATTTTGACAATATTTAAGTTCTCTTTCATATCCTTTTTCTTCGTCAAAATAATAAATATTAGCACCTCTAATTGAGTAAGATAATGGTCTAGTTCTACCTTTTAAATAATAAACCCTATCTTTTATTTCCCACTTGTTTTTCTTTGGTTCAGGTTTAACTTCTACTTTAGGAGTTTCAACCTTCGGTTTTTCCATTACAACCGTTTCTTCTACTTGAGGAGTTTCTACCTCAACCTTTGTTTCTTTTTTCTTTTTTGCCATAATATAATATAATAAAAATTAATAAAAAATAGAGGCAGCATTAAGCTGCCCCTATCTAAAATAAATACTACTTCATTAACATAAAGTTGTTAGCACCTTGAGTAACTAAACATCTTTCTGATAACATGTGTATTTCCATTGCATCAAGCGCTGATGTAGATGCACCAACAGAACCAGTAGTCCAAGTTTTCATCTTTCTATTGTCTGTTTGCGAAGCTCTATATCTAACGTGTAAGAATGGTCTCTTTAAGTTTTTACCTATAGATTGATCATACACAGTAGATGTACCAGCTGGTATCATAACACCTCTAATAGCAGCGCTAGTAGCAGCAGTATTTATACCGCCACGAGTAGCTTTGTCATTCAAGTATCTCATGTCAGACTTGTAGAAATCATAAGAACCTCTTCTAAATCCTGAGAAACCTAAATTTAATGCCATATCTTCGTCGTTATCGAATACTCCATAAGAAGTACCTCCAGCTCCGTAAGAATTCATTGAAGCAAGCATGTCGTCTACAGCAAGAGCAGTAGCTCTATTTACAAACATCATGTTTTCTTCAATAGCACCTTGATTATCAAACTCAGCTAAGATAGCATCAAATTCAGCTAAATCAGTAGCAGCGTTAACACCAGTAACACCAGAAGTTACATTACCTCTATCTTCAATAGCAGCAAATAAACCTTCAGTACCAGCATCTGATTCTGTACTAAAACCTAATTCAGCATCAACAGTAGTTGAATTACTACCTTTAACAGCCTCAAGCATTGTCATTTCTAAGTAATCATTAAATCTAGATCTTGTGTCAGATTCAGCTTTTAAATACCATAAATAACCACCTTGACCGTCTTCACTAGTTACTTCAACCCAACCGATTCTAGAAGTATCAGATCCTGAAACAGAATAGAAGTCTCTCATTATAATCGGTTTGTTAGTAAATGTTTTAAACTGTGGTTCGTTTGAAGCTTCACCAGAATCTCCCTCAGCATAACCTCTGTGAGATACGCCATCGTAATTATCACCCTTTTTGTATTCAGAACCGATAACTAGTAAAGTAGCTCCACTAGCCGCTGTAGAATGACCAGTTAAATCAGCTGAATCATAAGGCTTAAGACCTATTTTTTGGTGGTTAGTACTGTCAAAAGCTACAACTAAGCATCTTGATACTTTACCAGCTGATGCTAATAAAACAATATCGTGATTTCTAACACCGTGACTAGCGATAGCAAAACCATCACCAGCAATGTTGCCATCAATGTCAGACACAACAGTGAATGAACCAGAGGCTCCTGATGAATCTACGTTTTCAGTTTCGTTTACGGTACCAATTAATGATATATGTAGTCTTGATTGTTCAGACCATACAACCCTATCTGATTGCATAGCCTCTTCTGCACCGACTTTTTCAAGAAATCCAGCGATAGTTCTCTTACCGAAAACTTCTGCTTCTTTCTCCATTAAGTCTGGCAGGTATTGTTGAGCCCAACCTTCTGTAGCCGAGCTTGTAAAATCGACATAATTTGTAGAGAGTGCTTGCTGTTGTGGAGCTGGCACACTATTCAAATTATCCCCTGGAGTAATTGCCATAATATATTTTTTTTAAATTGTTAATTAATTCTTTTTTCTAATTTTAAAGGATCTATTTTTAATATCAGAAGAAGATACACCTAGTGGTCTATATTTAAATCCACTAGAATCAACTTCGCTATGTGTTTGACGTGATTGCGTATTTATATTTTTGTCTTTAGCAACTTGTCCTTTAATAGCATCAGCTCTTCCTTGTTCATAAAAATGTTTAGCAACAACATCAGCATTCATGGCGGTAAATAAAGATTTATGATAACCAGCAGCATCTTTTATGGTAACATTGTCATCTCCTACAAATCTACCAAGAAAATTATTAATATCGCTCTGTGTTTCTTTCACTTTATTAACATCTTTAACATTAAACCTAAATTTTTTATCTCCAATTTCATAATCAAAACCTTTGAATTTATCATTGAAAATTTTTTCAGTTTTTTGTAAAAATATTTTATTACCAGCTTCACTTTTCTTTCTTTGTGCTTCAGTTTCCTTTGTTAACTTATTGAAGTCATTAATAGCTTTTTGTTGTTCAGGAGTCAACTTTGACCCAGCTTTAATTTCTTCATAGTATTTAGACTTTTGCCTGTCTAAGTGGGCTCTAGCCTCGGCAACTTGCTCTTTGAGGGCTATTTTCTTTTTACGTATTGTTTTAGCATCATCTTCTTCTTCATCGTAACCAAAAGTATCTTCTAATAGAAAATTTCTTTCTTCTGGTGATAAATGAGATTTTGTTGTTCGATAATACTCATCTAATACTTCAGAGTCATCCATTTTAGATGTGTCTCTATTTAAATTTACGTAGTCATTTAAATCACCACCTGTTTCATTCATAAAATTCATTAATTTTTGAATATTTTCAGGTAGTGGGTTTCCAGTTGCTTCTGCCTCTGCTACAGCTTCTTGAACTTGCTCTACAATTTCTTCTTCCTCAACTTTCTCATCTGTTACATCTTGAACAACTGGAGAATCTTCCTGCTCTTCTTTTACTGGTTCTTCGTTTTTTGATTCCTCAGTTTTTGGTTCCTCATTAACTACGACCACATCTTCTTCAGTAGATTCTTGCTTAACGTCTTCGTCTTCTTGAGCTTTTGGGTTACTCAAATCTACTTTGGTAATATTATCATCAGAATTTTTTGATTTAAACTTACCTTTTTTATCTCTCAGTTGTTTTTCTTTTTTTTCAACTGGTTGTTTAGTTGTTTCTTCAACTACGTTTTCTTTTTCTTTTGCCATAATAAAATTTTATAAAATATTAAAAATTAGGATTAAAACCGGTCTAAACCAGCATCTCCCGTAACTATATCATTACCTGAGGATTCAAACTTTTTAAAAGATTCACCCCCATTTCTTTTTTCTACTAATTTAGCTTGATGCTCTGCTTGTTTGTCAATTCTAGCATCCTTTCTGTTTTCTCTCATTCCTTCCATTAAATTAGAATTTTGATTTTTCATCTGTTCTAATTGAGAGTTTAATTGAAATTCTAACCTCATTAAATCTTTCTTAACTTGAGCCTCTTGTTGTAAATATTGAATCTTTAATTGATTTTTGGTTTGTTCAATTTCACTTTCAGATTTAACCTTAGCGTCATTCTTTTCTATTTCAGCTTGTGCTGCTGCTTGTTGTTGAGCCGCGTTAGCTTCTGCTTGAGATTGCATATTCATTTTCTGCATAGCTTGATCTCTCTCTGATTTTCTTTTTCTTTTAATCTTTAATAGTTGATTAGCTAATTTTATATTTCTAACTTCACGCAAATCAATCGCATCATCTAAATCAATTAATCCTTGACCCAATGCTACTTGTATGTTATTTTCTAATGCTGCTTTTTCTTCTTCATCTGGTAGTAGTTCTATAAATATACCAAAATCATAAAGATGAAGTTCTTTCATTTCTTCAAGTGTAGCAACGTTGTGAGCTCCAATAGCCTGTATAAAAGCTTTTCTTGTTGGAGAATATTCTACTATATCAGATATTCTTAAAGATAAACACTCTGCGACTTCAGCTGTTAGATACAGCATACCATCTAAGATATGTCTAGTTGCTGTATTAGAATTTGCAGCTGCTAACTTTTGAACACCAACTAAAGCTCTTTCATCAGGAACACTAGCATCTCTAGCCTCATTAAGTCCAGTCACATCTCTTATCATTTGTAAATAATAATTATAAGTCTGAATTAACGTTTGCATTTTATTACCTCCAGCTCCGTTTTGTATTTGTTGAATTGGTATTTTACCTGGATTTGGATCTCCTTCTGATGTAAAACTTCTACCCAAAACACTACCAGTTTGGAAGAACATGTTTAAGGCTTCTTGTGGATTATAATTTGTTCCGTTACCAAGATCAATTTCAGCCAAACCATCAGCATCAAGATAAACACCATCTGGTACCATTCTTGACATTACTTGCTGTAATTTTAGATGAGTTAATTGAATCATGTCGGCAAAACCAGTTATTCTACTTACTAGTGATTCTATTCTTCCTTCGTATACTTTAGGAGCTACAATTTGGTAACTCATTTTAACTTTTGAAAAATCTGATTCAGATCTCATCATATTTGGAGCCATTCTCCATCTTAATAATTTGTCACAACCAATAATATAAACACCTTCATATAGAGTTTCAACAACTCTTTCTAATTTACTAAAATCACCTTCTTTATCTTCAGGTGGATTAAAAGTATCATCTTTTTCTATAATCTTATCAGCTCCTGTACCTGTCTTTTTTAATTTGTAGACATTATTAGCATGAGTTTTATAATTAAAGTATAATACTTGAACTTTATTTTTATCTTTATTTTTTCTGTGAACTAATCTATCGCCTGTTCTATCTGTTATGTCTTTTATTTCACTTTCTGATAAACCTGGAAATTCCTTAACTAACTCGTTTATTGGTATCTCTTTGATTTCACCAATATAATATATATCATCAAAATAAGGTGATTCCGTGTAAGAGTAAACTAGATCAGCTGGATCAACATATTTAATTTTAGCTCCGTCATTGAAATCAAATGTTGTTTTTGTTGCTCCAATACCTATAGTAACTATATCGTAAAGTGTTCTTCTTCTTATAAGGTCGTAATCACTACCTTCCATTAAAACATTAATAGCTTGTTGTTCAGCTAACTCAACAGCTTGTTTGTAATTGAGTTGCATGTGTAATTGTAGTTCTTCTTCAGTTTGTGGAAGTTTTTCTTTTTTATTTTCATACAGATCCATATTAAAAGTTGTTTGCACTAAGTCGTTAAACTTTTTAGCGTGCATATCTCTTAACATGGATTCCATATACTCTGTTCTCTTAGCTACACCGTAGGAATCTTGTGAAAAACAATTCACCTCAAACGTTCTTTGTGCCATACCATTAACAACTATATCTACAAATTTAGATATAATTGGAACAGGTTTCCAATCTAAATTAAGATATGATAAATCACCATTTATAGATAACTCATTCTTATATTTTTGTATAGGTTGTTCGCCTCTAGCATATAATCTTAGTTTATGAAACGAGTTTAATCGTCCATCAAATCTGGAATTACTTCCCGTAAACCATTCATATTTTATAGCTTTAGCAACTTGCTCCCCGTATTTTTTACTTAACTTCTCTAAATCACTAACGGATTGAGATGGAAAATTTACAACAGACTCTGTCATACTTTTTGTTTTATTATTGTTGATTGAAATCCTTTATTATTATATCTCGATATACTTAAGTTTAATGGTGTTTTATCTCTATCTGGATTGGGTTTATATAAGTGTCTATTACAAGCCATTATTGCTAATCCAGAACTTATAGAAGCATCATGGCGTGTTCTTTTTGTTATGTCAAATTTAGACCAATCATTTAATGTGTTATTAAAATACATAGCTCCATAAGTACCGTCTTCTAATAATCCAACGTGGTCATTAATATACATTTCGATTGCAGCCGCGTGAGCTTGTTTTATATCTTCACTTGAGTTAGGTATTCCACCAACTTCTTTTTCTGCAACTGATAGTTTATTCCAAATCTTATCTGGTCTATTCATACTAAAACCTCTATACCCTCTTCTTCTTAAATAATATAAAAGTCTAGGTTTGTTATTCTCTGCTAATATCGGCATACCATAAAATACTAGTGCCATTAAAACGTCTTCAAAAAATATATCAGCTGTTTGTGGTCTTGCTATATATTCTAAAAAGAAAGTATTAGCTGGAGCGTTTTCCATTGAAAACTTTGTTAATCCATGTAAAGCTCCTTTCGATCCGGTACCGTCTACTGTTCCTGATATATCATATGAGTCACAACCAAACGCTCCCATGTGTTCATTACCTGGGTATTTTGTGCCATTTTTAATAATAACACTATTTTGCAATTTTATATCTGGAGTCCAACTAATCCTAAATCTACCATTTGGATCTGGGTTAAAAATAACCTGAGTATCTTTAACTCCGTTTGCCCACTGAAAATTACCAGGTGTTATTACAGATGAGTTTTTATTTCCTTCATTATAATCTATTTGCTCATATATCTTAACTAGATTAAATAAACTATTACCTGTCTCATCTCTAAAAGCGTGTTCTTCTGTTCTTGGAAACTGACGATAAAACTCATTCAAAGCGTCTTGGTCGTCTTTTAAACCATCAGCTTCATTGTCCCAATGATCTATAACACCATAATCTATTTCTATTCCATGTGGGTCAAGTGCTTGTTCTTTTGGAGTATTGAAAACAGGTTGTCCGTATTCGTCAATGAATCCTTCGTAATTCCATTCCATAGGAATAAACAAAGAATATAATCCTGACTTAGTTTGTCCATTTCTATTTCTTTTTGTAACATCTGAATTATAATATAAGTTTTTAAAATTATCACCTCCTTTGTCTAAAGCGTTGCTTGTTGACCCCATCATACACTTACCTATTATTCTACTACCTAATCGCAAACAAGTTTTTGTAACTCTCCAGTTGTTCTTTATATTATCAGGTCTCTCCCATTTACCACTTTCATCATGTACTAATAAAGAAAGTTTTTCACCATCGTAACTATTATCACCTGTGTTCTTCCAGTCAATAGTTGTATCTAATCCCTCCATATCATCTTGTTCCTCTCGCTCCCTCATTTTCTTTCTAGTAAACTTTTTAGCAGGAACTCTATATGCTAGTTCAGATTTTGGACGATCCATACCGTCTTGTATTGGTTTAAAGAAGAATGGATAATTAATACTAATTGGTACCACTTTGTCTGTAAACATCTTTTTAGCGTCGGCACCTGTTTTGGATAGTATACCAAATCTACTATCACTAGCCAGTGTGGCCTGATTAACTGTTTCAGCTGAACTCATAAAAGAAAAACCAGAACGTCTATTTTTTAAATAACACATTCCGTAACTTCTTCTATCTGCCTTACACGCTTCCCAGAATATAAAAAATAATCTATTTGCTTCTCTAAAATCTGGAGCACCAACATCAATCTTACTCCACTGCAAGTACATATAGTGTGTACCTGTTAAATAAGTTGATTTACCATTATTCATAAACCAAAATCCTTCTTCTCTTCTTCTAAACTCCTCGTCTATATATCCATAATGTTTTTCTTTAAAATCATCTGGATAATCTTGCCAGTCAAATACTGTTTTAATTCTTTTAAAATCAGGGTTAGCTGGAAATTGTTTCCATTTTTGCTCTGATTTATTTTTACTATAAGAATAAATTTCTTTAGGTTCTTTTGGTAAAGCTATTTTTAAACCTTGTATTTCAAGAATTTCACCGATCATACCGGTTTTAGATATAACTACAACATCATTTTCTTTATTGTAACCATATTCCCATTTTTTAGATTTATTTAATCTTTTAATGGTATTTAATTTTATAGGTTTTATAACCTTATATAATGTCTGTTTGTACATTACTTAGATCTTCCTTCTGCAAATCCCTTGAAAGTGTTTTTCTTTTCTTCTTCTATAGGTTTCCCTTCTAACATTGCTTCCTCCTCGTGAATTCTGTTTAATATTTCAAACGCATCAAATATAGCTAGTTTTTTCGTAGCCGCAGCATTCTTTAATCTGTCAGCTGATATATCTTCATCTGAATCAACTATTTCTTCTCTAGCAACTTTAATTAATTCTTCAACCGCTTTGTGACCAGCTTGGATTATATTCTTCTTCGTTTCCTTGATATTCATATTTAATAGTAATAAATTTATTCATAACTCTATATAATCTTTCTCCATTAATAAAATCCTCGCATTCAATATTTGGTCTATATCCAACTAAATCATTAACATCAAATACACCATCTGAATATTTAATTACACCAACTAAATCTTTTTCTTTATTAAAGCTAAACTTATTATCAGATTGTATTGGTTTGATAAAACTATAATTAGGCATAGCTTTCCAATTATCTTTTTTATATAAATATATTTGATCTTCTGATATTAAATATTTATCTTCTTTAAAGTAAGATCTACTATTTCTTTCTCTACCTTTAACATCGTTCCATCTTCTAAAAACATTATGATGAACTATTACTTCATCACCCACGTTAATGGGTGATTGAAATAATAATGGAGTAGCGATTACTTTTGCTAATCTGTTTACAAATTGATGATTATAAATATCAGTGTTTAATATTAAATTTTTATCACCAACTTTTTTAGAATTATTATAACGCTCACCAACAGGTGATACTATGAAATCTTTATAAGCTCTCATTAATACTCTAAGTTATACTCAACTGATATAGCCATATTTTTGTTAAAATCTTTCCAAGGTATAACTACTTTATTTTTTCTAATATAAATAGAATACTTATCTTCTTCTTCTATTATATCACAAATCTTATGACCTCCATATACTTCTTGATTTACAGCATAATGCATGGAGTCATTTTTATAGTCTTTACCTATAGTGATTTTTCTAATAATATTACTTTTCATCTTTTTTAGAACCCTCAACACCATTAGTTTCTACTTTAGGTTTAGGCCAATTAATTCGCCCATCATTTACATTAACGTCATAAGACCCATATTTTTGAAGAAGTAATTCTTGCATTTCACCGATTCTAGCTTTAGTTTTTCTTATTTCGTCAAATGCAGATACCTTTTGAACTTCCATTTTTCCAATATTAAATTGGATTCCATTTATTGTATTTATAAGAGTTTGTAGATCTTTTAAATCTTCTTCACTTATTTTTTCTACTTTTTGCTTTGTTTTTTCTTTTGCCATTTTATTTGATTTTATTTAATTATTAATTTATTTTACCATATAGAATACTTATCGTTAAGATACCGTTCTACTTCTATTCTTTCTGTTTTATTAAGAGTTCTATTATAAACAAGTATTTCACCAATATCTCCATCGTAATTCATTAATCCTACTGTTCCTGTGCTACCAGTTGTTGCCTCCCCAATACAAAACCCGTTGTTAGCATGTATAAATTCTAAAACGCGACCACCAGAATTGGTAATCGTACCTTGTCCGTCAGAACCATCATTAAGAAATAGCGCTACTTGATTAGTTCCACTGGTAGCTGTTACACCCACATATTGAACATCGGTGGACATATTTGTATTCCAGTTTATTTCTTCGTTTGTTTCACTTTCGTAATCAATAACAAGACATGGATCAGAAGTAGTAGATTCATGCTTTAAAGCTATACCAATATGTTCATCGTTGTCGTTTTTAGAAAAACCATTAATAGCGCAAATTATTTCATCTGATAATACAGTTGTTGCATCTGAGTGCACAATCGCAAAAATGCTTATATTATGGGGATCTATCTCCGCGTCACTAAAGAAACCACTATTATTTCCATCTACCCCACCAGTATTGCCTTGACCTTTTCCAAATAAGTGATCATTACTTCCATCAAATCTAGCGTAACCATTTTGCCACGTGGGTCTATCGCCATCACTACTAGCCGCTAAAAAATTTCCTAATCTATGTGAACCTGTTGCCTTATTTTTAATTCTGCCTATAGGATTACCACTGGTAGAAACTTGAGTAGTAAAACTATCTATTTCTTGCCATTGAGTTGATCTATCTGTAAAATCATACCAAGCTATTAGATCAGGTATATTTATTGGAGAAAGATTCCAAGTCCCATATGGATATGAGACCGGTGCATTATACATCCTCATATTTCTATTTAATCTCCCTCCTAACATTATTTTCCAAAATAACAAATTACACCAGCTGCAGATGGTTTAAACTCTGTCCATCTACCGTATATTGTAGTTCCTATTGGAAATGTTTGCGAAGCAGCTGTTATACCACCTGCACCATGAAACTCATCTAAAAACACTAATGTTTGATTACCCGGTGATATATTACCAGATAGTGTTACCCCTGTCGTGCCATCAAAAGCAATTACTTTAACTCCTCGAGCACCTGGTCCAGTGTATATTGGAGTAGGTGTCTCAGAGTCAATAACCATAGCTGGATTACCATCAGCCTGAGCATCATTGTTTACTAATAACACGTATTGTCCAACTTTAACTTTTCCAGCACCTGAAGTACTTAATGTTGCTGTGTTTTGAGAACTACTATTTGAAACATCGCTACTAAACACTCCATTGAAATTAAAATAATTATCAGCCGCGGTGTGTTCATCACTAGCAGTAGAACCTATTTGAATATATCCAGGTCCAGAACCATCTAATTTTTCTGGAGTTAAAACAGTTGGTACATTATCAGCTAAAAAATGAATAGCAACAATAACGTGATCTTTTGGTGGAACTATTACTTGAGCTATATCAGAGTAAGCACTTCCTAATTGTCCGAAGCCATATGCGACTTCTGTTGAATTTATTCCCATTTTATTTATTATTTATTTTGTTCTTGATTCTTTTTTGACGATCCGCCGAAAAAGAAGTCGACTACCGTATTAACTTTTGCGCTCATTGCGCCAAATATTGTAGAGATAAAGCTTATCTCAAATTCTCCTAATTCTAGATCACCCATTACAAAGTATCTAAACATCATAAAGCTTAATCCAAAGTATGCGATTGTAAATAACGTCGCAAGTATCTTTTGAATAATCGCATCGTCTTTATACATATCACGAGCGCTCTTCCTGTCTTCGACTTCTTGCTTAAAAGCTTCTGCTTCGGCTTCGAGTAACAATCGCTTAAGAGCAAGCTTTGCTTCATCTCTTTCTTTGTCTGTTGTAATAACTTTGTCAAGTATTCCTTCTGCAT